GGGACATGTATACAGAGTTGTAAGGTTTGTATCTGTTAAATCTTTTTTAGCGTTGAGATAAATATTAGCCATTGAAAAAATTAAACCTTTCTAGTTCTTCCTTTTGTTCATTCAAGAATGTAGTATTAAGCTGTTGCTTCATTGTTGTCAAGGATTCTAAAATTTGTCTTTGATTTTGTGGATTATAATCTGGTGTAGGTTCTGGTATATATGATGTAATTTTAGTCACTATCTTCTACCATCAGGTTGTGCATCAAGTCTTAAAGATCCATATCTCCAAGTCTCTCCCACTGATTCGTTTTCTATTTTTACACTAAGCAATCTTCCTCTTGCTCGAGTATCTATTTTCTTTGTAGTACTGGTAATTGTAAATGGTCCTAACGGTGAAACAGTTTGAGTCTCAGAAGGAAAGTCACTTATAAACAATGAAATTTTTGAGTTACCTACAATTTGTTTATAGTCAGGAATAAATCTTCTCATTGACATTATAAATTCTCCGTCATCAATATCAAAGTCAGAGGATCTAATAAACGCAGCAATGGCACTTGTACCTGTGCTGTTAATTTGATCTGTGCCTATATCGTGGACGTAATAGACGGTAGACCCATAAGTATTAGTAATTCCTGATATAGGAAATAAAGGAACGTCAGACGGGTCATTAGTTCCGCTTTGATCTTTTGGTATGTAATCGGTTGCATAAGGTGCTGTAAAAACATCGGCATCTTGATATGTTGTTCGATCTAAAGATCCTGTGTACCAACTTGCTTCACCATAATTATAAGTAACAATTCTATCAATTTGTGTAGATCCTGATTTTGGATAAAACCAATTTACTTCTGTGTACAAACTATTATGACCTGAATAAACAATTTCACTAGCATTGAAGTTTAAACCCAAGTTTCCATCACCTGTAGTAAATACAAAATCTTCAACTAAACAAGGTAATTGTTTAACGGTACCGTCGAATTGAAAAAAGCCTCCTGATACACCCATCCAAAATACTGAGCCCTGTGCAAAAGATACAGCGTGTTGTCCAAGACAACCACAATTGGTTCCTACTTGTCTAATACTAAATGTAAATGGGGGTCCAACAAATTGAGCAACATAAGCTGCTTGATCTGTTAAAATTAGAATATAATCCTTACCTTGAACCGCAGCTACAATTTTGTTTCCTTTATCTAATTGAAATGTTCCTGCTGTGTTGATAGCTGTTGGTTGATATACAGATGTTGACTCTTGATCAGAGAATCTAATAAACATTGGATCTTGCGTAGAAGTATTTCCAATTGTTGTCTCTGTTCCTAAATGAAATAAGTGTCTGTCTTTTTCAGATACAATGGTTAATCGTGAAGCTGTAGGCGCTCCCGTCATGAGAGCAGCTCTTATTGTTCTAGCGTTTGTAGCTCCAGCATCCCAAGTAAAAGATTTACCGTTAGCTATTGTAGCTACTAAAGTTTCTCCAAAATTATCTAACGACCAATTACCTGGTTCTAAAATAACATTAGAAGTTGCTCGTTCTGTACCCCATGTAGAGTTTCCCCAAAGATATGTGCCCCAACCATAACCAAGAGTTTGAGTTGTGGGTCCAATAACAGCGTAAGGATTAATGGTGCAAGATCCACCCGCAGCCATTCCTGTTCCATTGTTCTCTGTTGTTGTAACACCAGCTGCAGGGTTAGTTAGACTAATAGTAAAAGAATTAGTTGCTGTGGTTAAAACTTCAAAAGCGTAAGTAGTAAAATCATCAGCTGTCAACGTTGTGTTAGATCCCATAGAGACAGAGGATAAAGTAATGTATCTTCCTGCTTCTAAGCCATGTCCAGTTTTATTAATGGTTACTGTAGCACCAGCTGCTGCTGAAGTTGTAAAAGTTCCTGTTCCCGCTATGGCTGAATCCAAAGGTGAAATGTCATAAAAAGCACCACCATAATATAAGAATAAACCTTGTGACGTTCCTATAGCTGCATACTTCTCTCCAGCTAAAGATGTCCATGTGTGTTGAGCTCTCGCAACACCAGGCAAAGTATTTTGATCATTGGTTAACTGTTGCCAACCCCCAGTCTTTTCAGGGATGCCATATCTAAATCTAACAAAGTCTCCATCTACCCACTTACCTGGAGCGGCAGCGGGAGTTCCTTGTTTATCAAAGCCTGGTTGAAATTTTACTTTTTTTAATGCCATATCTCCCCACTATACTATTTTTTTGTCAAAAATATAGTCCATTCTAGATCTGAGATCAAATCGTTTATGTATACTTCGGTCTTCTTTTCTCTGCGTATATGTTTATGAAGCTCTTCAAGATCTAAAATAAGCCATTCTTTTTTACCTTCAAGAACCATTTTTTGAGCTTGTGAATTGAGATGCCCACTTTGAACAGGTCCCTTATCAGGTAATGTAAACATATCTCTAACGTCAAATCTGTAAAAAGCATTTTGTCCTTTTATTATGCCCGCTATGTTCCAAGAAGTTTTTTCTTTTGGATATTCTATAGCGGTTAAGTGTTTGGAGAATCGTTCTACTATTGTCACTTAATATAATTAAAATTTATAACAAGTCTTTTTTCTGCATCAGTGCAACTTGTACCTGTGTGTTTAAGCTGTGAATCAAACTCTATATATTGATTCTGAATGCTTTTAATTTTTTTACCATCTTCAAATTTAGTGTAACCATTGTTAGTATTTATATAAAAGATACCTGTTGTAACTTTGGGGTTTTTAAAATCTACATGCATACCGTGCTCAACTATTTTATCGGTATTAAGAAGTAAGTTAGCCTTAACTCTTACTAATGCAATAGGTTTTATCTTTATAAAGATAGGTGTTAGCAAATCAAAATACTCAGATTGTACTCTGTTAAAATTAAAAAATGTATGAGTAAATTGAAAATTTTGTTTAACATTTGGATCTAAATCCTCTTTGTCTAATACAGGATTATAGTACCATGCAAATTGAGGTGATGACATTATGGCGACTAAATCATCAAACCTTACTTGATCTATAAAATTTTTATAAACTTGCATTAAATCCTTTTAATAATATGTCCCATGATATTTTACCAAAAGGCCATGTTTGAAACAAGTCATCTTTATACGGAGTTTTATTTAAATGTTTTTTTGTTCTCTCCCATATAGGATTGTTAGTAAGATGCTCTGTAGTAATTTTATTTGCATTTTTCCAAAACTTTGTGTTGTGGATAGATCCTTGATTATAAACCCAAGCTATAAAATTTTCATATTGTTTTGCTCTCTCATCAAGAAGTATATTCAAAGTTTCTTGATCCATATCATTATGAATATAATCAAAAAAACATTTATTAACAAAATCATAAAACACACCGGATAATGCTTCCATAGGTTCATAAAATATTGCTCTGTTTCCATTTTTAATAATTCTATTATTTAAAAAACTTTTTACTCTGTATGGTTTAAAATTAAAATCCCTTAAATCTTTTTTAGTTTTATTTGATTTAAATATTTCGTTAATCTCATCAACTGCTTCCTGCTCTGTAGTTATGTTGTCATTAAATAAATAACCCCATCCTTGTCTGTGTGTTAATGGTATACCAAACATCCAACCATTTTTATGTGCATAGTGATAAGTATAATCCCAAGTACCTGGTTCAGGAATAAGATTAACAAACGCTCTGTTAATGGGAAGAGAAGTAATCATATGGTAGTTAGAATAATCATCAGGATAACCTCTACAATCTATTACATAGTCATAAGTGCTTTTACCTTTTGTAAATAAAACGGTAACCTCTTTATCATTTTGTTTTAATTCTTTAATATCTTTGTTTAATATTTTAAATCTTTTTCCATAAATCTTTTTAGCTCTACTAAACATTTTTTCTGACAAAGCAAAGTTATCAAAATGCATCGCATAATGAGTCGGCAGAATGGGACTTATAAAATCTTTTTTTCTCCAATTTTTATAATGCACGCCTAGCTTTACAGTTGAGCTTAGTTCTTTAGAATCAATAAATACATTATAGTTAGCGGCTTCCCATAACAAAGAGGGTAAGTTAACATTGCTGCTTTCACCAATGCCTAGTATTTTTTTCTTAGGATTATATATGCAAGTTACTTCTGCCTTTTCTATATATTTTAAAAAATGTAAAACTGACATTACTCCAACTGTGCCTGTTCCTATTACTGCTATCTTCATTTAATAAACCCAACTTATAAAACTTAAACGAGTTCCTTTAGTTATTTTTTTTACCTGATGTTCAAATATAAAATTTGAAGGAAAGATTAATAAATCTCCTGCTTTCATCTTTATTGTTTTATCTAATACTACAAATTCTCCTCCTTCAAAAGAGTCATTTAGTTGCCCCACAACACTTAAAACTGGAACACCTTTTTTGTCTTCAAAAATACTTGTGATGTGATCTATGTGCGATGCCATGGTAGTTCCTTTTTTATATCTATGAAATAAGATTGGAGTATAGCCTGTCCACCCATAAAAAGATTTATGCTTTAAATCTTGTACATATTTAAGAATATAATTAAATAATACTTTCATAATAACATCATGGTGTTTTACTGTCTTTCCGGTTGACTCTAATTCTTTTCCATCTTTACGAGCCTCAAGTGTTTTTTCTGTGGGATTATACCAGCTATGAGATTCCCAATGTGAATTACTAATATTTTCAGAGGGGCTTTTCTTAATTGTTTTTAACGACTGTAACTCTTTAATCGTTTCTTTTAGAATAACTTTATCAAAACAATTAGAATATACTTGTATATATTTATCTGTATCAATTATCATAATTTCACATTTATATAGTCTTGTGGTAATCCTAAAACAGATCTACCATCAAACATATTTTTAGTTTTAAAAGGTCCATTTTTATCATTGTAATGAAAGAACACTTGACCACATAACTTACCTTTAAAAGGCTCTCTCCAATGTTCTAAATCTACTCCTCGATATAATAACATGTCTCCAGGTTTTAAATTTACTTTGGTGCCTTTTGCATTGCTAGATGCGGTAATACCTTTCTTACCCCCATCAACTTCTGGCAAACCTATGTTTTCTTTTGAATTAATATAAATAGGCCAATCATCACCACCAAGATTCATTGTAGAAGATATTTCACAGCTAACTCTATCTTTATGCCTATGTAAAATATTTCCTTTTTTATATAGTCTTGTGTACGCATACGTTGGAACTAATTTTGTTGAAGTTTTCTTTTCTATAAAAGGTAAAGTATTTATTAATAATGTCTCCATTAAATAATCTCCGTAAATAGCATAAGAGTTGGGAACTTGTGGATCATCAAAAATACCAAACCATTTTGTAGCGATACCGTAATAACGTAGCTTTTTTTCTGCGGCCTCTCTCATCTTTAAATAATTAAAAGCAAGTTCTGCTGTTTCTTTTGAAACAACATTTTTTACAACTTGATATTTGTTTTTTTTAAAACTCATCTTAATTTAGGTCCTGTAGCAAGTAGAGTTAATGTTTTCCTTACGCCACTCAACACAGGAGTTACTTTGTGGTTAATATAAGATTTAAACAGCAATAACGTGCCGGGTTTAAATTCTTCTACAACATGTTCCTCACCATTAAATATACAAAATTTTCCACCCGTATACTTATCAGATAGATTAACTAGAACCGTCAGCTTGACATCATAAATATCAGATCTTGAGGCATCATAATGCCACCCATATTCGCTTTTCTTTTTACTATCGTATACGTTTAATAAACATTTACTTAGATTATTAAATGGAGATAAAAGATATCCAAAGTTATGTTGATTGTAAGAGTGTACGCTTGATTCTAAATTACCTAACATGTTTTTAATTTTTCCCCATTCAATGAGAAGAGTATTTGCTTTCTTTTTAGATGCATTGTTTTTGTCCATAGCAACTGCATCAGGTTTTTCTATATCTGTATGGTTGTTTTCAATATATTCTGAAATCTTTTTTCTTTCTTTTGCAGAATAATAATTTTCTACATACCAATAGTCATATTGCCAACTCATTTTGTAATATCTGAATGCACCGCTTGAACATTAAAATGAATAAATCTAAAAGGATCTATTCCTAAATCTATAGGAAACTCATGTGTTAAGTAACCAGGAAAGAATATAAAAGTTCCTGGTTGAATTTTAAAATTAATTGAAGAGGACCCCATCTTTATTTCTTTGCTCTGTTCTAAAGGTAGCTTAGTCATAAGAGCGCCAGGTCTCGGATCATGAAATATAGGATAAGATGTTTTATCTGAACACTTTAAAAAATAAAATCCAGATACGTGTTGATTATAATGCATGTGAGAAGAATGATGTCCGCCTTTAGATCCAAACTCTTGAACCCATAACTCATTTAATTTTAATTTGTATGCACTTAAATCAAACCCTTGTGCCTTTAAAAAATTATTACTTGTAGCCATAATAAGATTAATAAAACCTTCAAATCGTGGGTCATCGTATAATTTAGTAGAGTGGTGAGATAAACCAAAATCTCCTAATTTAGTTTTTAAATCTTTGTCCCTAATTTTGCTAGATTCTTTGTTCCTTGCTTTAGCTTCTTTAATATAAGGATCAGTAGTTTTAATTAATGGTTTTACAAATGATGGGTCCTGAACATCCCATACAGGTGTTGGAAATAAAATTGAATTATATAAATCACTCATTTTTTAGTTATCCTTTCTATAAAAAAGGGGACAGTTAATCTAGCACAGTCTAACGAAGTTGGACCATGATTTTTTTGCGCATCATAACAGATCATAGTATTAAAGCAATTTGAAAAAATAGCAGTTTCGTTATTGTCTTTATCGTACAGTGTTGTTCCTGTATTTATATCATTACCTTTATTTAAATAAATTAAACCAGCCAATACATTCTTTTCATCTGTGTGAATAGTATTAGTTTTATTAAAACCAACAGATGTTTTTTTATCTGATTTATGAAAATAAACTCTAGCTATAATATCAGCTCCTTCTAATTCTTTCATATCATAATAATAACTTAAAACCTTCTTAATAACAAATGAAAATAAATCAGGGTTTAACGAATGTATAGATTTTGTTCTAACACCGGGCCATTTTTGATCATCTTTTGTTTTGTCACTTTCATAAAATTTAAGGGTTTTAGAATACTTAATGAGTTCTAATGGCTTATCAAAAAAATTAGGTGCTTGTATTGTGTTATACAAAATTAAACCACCCAGTAATAATTA